TGTCCTCCCCGCCGTTGACCTCGTCGCCGGCTCCACCAACCTGAACCGCTTCCGCTGGCTCAACTACATCGGCCACCGCCTCATCAAGGTGGTTGAGCTCGAGATCGGCGGCCAGCGCATTGATCGCCAGTACGGCGACTGGATGCAGATCTGGACCCAGCTCACCCAGGATGCGGGCACCGTCGCGGCGCTTGACGACATGATCGGCAACACCCACGACCTCGTCCTCATGAAGGACCGCGCGGGCTACTCCCTTGACGCCTCCTGCGCGGGCGCCGAGCTCACCAACTCCTGCGCCCCTCGCGCGGGCACCCCGGCCAAGACCCTCTACATCCCCCTCCAGTTCTGGTTCTGCCGCAACCCCGGCCTCGCGATCCCGCTCATCGCGCTCCAGTACCACGAGGTTCGCATCAACGTGGAGTTCGAGCAGTGGATCAACTGCTGCTACTACGAGACCACCGGCTCCACCGCCGCGTCCACCGCGATCCAGTCCCTCACTGCCGCGTCCCTCTACATCGACTACATCTACCTGGACACTGAGGAGCGCCGCCGCTTCGCCCAGCAGACCCACGAGTACCTGATTGAGCAGCTCCAGTTCACTGGCGCTGAGTCCATCACCTCGTCCTCCAACAAGATCCAGCTGAACTTCAACCACCCCGTCAAGGAGCTTGTCTGGGTTGTTCAGCGCGACTCCTTCGTGGACTGCACCTCCGGCCAGAACTTCATCCAGGAGGTCAACGGCTGCCAGCCCTTCAACTACACCGATGACTTCACCACGGAGGGTGTTGTCATGGACATCCTCGGCCGCGGCTCCCTCGGCAAGGGCCTCAACACTGGCATCCCCACCACCGGCACGGATGGCCCGTCTGGCCCCTACCTCCCCGGCCTCGGCATCAACACCGGCCCCTCGCTGGGCGGTGCCTCTTGGCTCGACTCTGGCTCCGACCAGGGCGACGAGGTCTTCGCGGCCACCACCAACTACCTCCTCGCCAAGGTCATCCTCGCGTCTGGCGTCAAGTGCGAGGGCAAGAACCCTGTGGAGGTTGCCAAGCTCCAGCTCAACGGCCAGGACCGCTTCACGGAGCGTGAGGGTCGCTACTTCGACGTCGTGCAGCCCTACCAGCACCACACTCGCACCCCGTCCCGCGGCATCAACGTCTACTCCTTCGCGCTCAAGCCCGAGGAGCACCAGCCCAGCGGCACCTGCAACTTCTCCCGCATTGACAAGGCGACCCTCCAGCTCACGGTGTCCGTCAACACTGTCCGCAACGGTCGCACTGCGCAGGTCCGCGTGTACGCCGTGAACTACAACGTCCTCCGCGTCATGTCCGGCATGGGCGGCCTCGCGTACTCCAACTAAACACCAGAACCTAAGGTCGTCGGGGGAGGAACAAGGGGGAAACCCCATACCTGTATGTGGAGCTCCAAAAACAGGTGTGGTGGTCTAGCAATGCCGAGTGAGGGGGTCCCGCGCCGTCACCTTCTCTGGACCTCGTTCGGCTATCGTCATGCCCTTCGTGTGGTTCCTCCGGGAGGGATTGGCGCCGGCATTGACCCGTCTCCTCCCAAGATTCAGTACATTCCGATTGGAGCACAGTGTACGACGCCAACCCTCCTCACCCGACTTGGACTGAAGACTGCAACGCTTCCGTTTGATTGGATGTTCTCAACCCCAGCCTTTGTGTATGCGATCCTCTCCCGACTTCTCACCGAATCCGAATCGTTGGACGCGATTCTCGATACGCACTTCTTTGCATGCGATGCACGTGCAACTCTGGGCGAGGTTGAACACCATACAACAGCTCCAGAGGGACCGGTTCTTGTAAATTCAGCGTATCGCGTGAGTTTCCCACACAATACCCTGTCCGACCGAGAGACCTACCGACGACGTCTTGCCCGCCTTCGCGGACTGCTCTTGGATCCATCCACCCCTCTGTGTTTCGTGTATGTGTCCGTCTCGTCTCCGACCCGTGGGAATTATACTCTCGACGGGAGTGAACCGATTCAAGACCTCTATGGGTATCTCGGTCAGATTCACACCTTGCTCCAGACGAAACGAGGCAACGCGTCCCTCCTCGTGTTTGACACCGCGCGACCGCCCTCGGTGGTGTCGCCAGACCCACACACCTTTCGGATCTACGACCTTCAGCCAAAATCCTCCTGGGGAGAGTTGCTTCCTGAGTTGCTTCACGCCTGGGGTCAACTGACCCAGACGACTTACACTCTCCACCCTACGTAAGTCATATGAAAGTTGGCTTTCTCACGAATCACATTTCGTACGGCGGGACAGAGGTTGCGCTCTACGACTACGCGCATTTCAACGAGACCCTGTTGGGGAATACCTCTATCGTCCTGACGCGAGATTTCCGTGCAACCCACGGGGAGATCTACGCGAAGATTGAGCGGCGGTTCCCCCTTGTCTATGTTACGACGCAGGCCGACATTGACGAGGCGGTGGTCACGCTCGGACTTGACGTTCTCTACGTCATCAAGTCTGGAGAACGAGATGCCTGGTTCACGACCAAGTGTCGGACGATTGTGCATTGCGTGTTCACGACCAAGTTCCCCCATGGCACGGTCTATTGCGCCATTAGCGACACGCTGAATCGGCTGCATGGGACGACCGTCCCGGTTCTCCCGCACATGATTTCGGTGGCCGAACACTCGGAGTCCTTCCGGGAAGAGCTTGGGATTCCAGCGACGGCGACCGTGCTTGGACGGTACGGGTCGACGGACAGTTTTGACATTCCCTTTGTGCACTCTGCGGTCGTGGACATCCTGAACGCCAATCCATCCTTCGTCTTTCTCGCGATGAACACGAAGGAGTTTGCGCGCCATCCCCGGATTCTCTACCTGCCTCGCACGACAGAGGCGGCCGTCAAACGGAAGTTCATCAATACGTGCGACGTCATGCTCCACGCACGCACTCGCGGAGAGACCTTTGGGTTGTCCTGCGGCGAGTTCGCAGTCTGCGGGAAACCGATTGTCACCTACGCCAACTCTCCCGAGCGGGCTCACATTGACATCCTCGGATCCGCGTGTACGACCTATTCGTCTAAGGCCGACCTTGTCCGACTCGTTGCGACGGGAGCCTGGAGGAAGGACATGACTGCAAACGGCTATACGGCCTATACGCCAGATCGGGTGATGGCTGTCTTTTCGTCCTACCTGAATTGAAGTTTCTTCCAAGCCGAGGGTCCTGCGGTATCCCAGACGTATTGAGTGTAGGGAGGTGCGACAACCAGGGGAACCAGATCCGGTTCCGGCCGATCCGTCTGGACTCCATCGCGGGTCAGAGTTGGGTAGAACTGTGACAGAGGAATGGTTCGGACATACCGAAGGGCGTCCGTTGTCCGGAGGCGGTGGAAGATGAAGTCCTCGTCCGTCTTCCCGGGAAGCTGGTCAAGGGTCTCGCGAATTCCAAAGAGAGCCGGAGCAAGCCGGGGAGGGACAATCAGCGCGTGATTGACGAGGGCAGCCTGTGCGAGGGGGTGCCATTGGGGGGCATAGAGATAATTCCGCTCTAAGGCCTCAAGGTCCGGACACCGAAGGAGCACACAGTCCGTCCGTGCGCGGATCATCCAATCATACTCGCCGCCGTGTGCCTTGAAGACATCATACACGCGACCCATGGACGTATACATGGACACGCAATTCCGAGCCCAATAGGCGGATTCGGAGGATGTGAGGTCCAGAATGGTCTCAGGTGTGAGAGGAACAGGGGAGCGCGCTTGCAGGAAGGCGAGCGGAAACTCGGCGGCGCGAAGGGGAGGATCTACGCGAATCGCTTTGGGGGCATAGAGCTCCGTGAACCGGTCCAGATTGGCGGAGGTCGTTCTAGTGGATTTCTTGGAGTCAATGTCTCCCCAAAAATGGGCGAAGACATCCACGTCATAGCGGTCCAGAAGGCACGTCTTGAAGGATTGATAGGAGAGTCCGTCCACACAGCGCGGTTGACCACTGAACAACAGTGCGACCTTCAGGGGCATTTATACATCGCGGGTTCTTTCTCTGTATGCCGAATCCGTACGCAACGTTAACCCGAGCCGGATGGAGTCCGACAACCGTTCTTGATCTTGGAGGATTCAAAGGAACCTGGACACGAGAGATTCGGTCCCAGTTTCCCTCGGCGTCCGTTGTCCTCGTAGAGCCGAATCCACACCGTGAGCTCGCCAGTCTCGGAGTTCCGGTCTACCATGAGGTCGTCTCGTCGTCTGTCCGAGAGGTTCCGTGGTATTCCAACCTCTCCACGGGGGACTCCGTGTATCTTGAACGCACCGGGCATTATGCTGGAATCCCCCCGACGACTCGCACAACCACCACACTTGACGTGCTGTTCCCAACCCAGCGGTTCGACTTTGTCAAGATTGATTGCCAGGGGTCCGAACTTGATATTCTGGACGGAGGCCACGCGCTTCTCGCAGACACCGAGGTTCTCCTCTTGGAATGCTCCTTTGCAGGGCAGTACAATCGTGGCGCGCCGTCCTTTGCCGACTACATTCGCGTGACCGATGCGATGGGGTTTGCTCCGCTGGAGATTCCCGAGCTTCATCGCGCAAACGGTGTCCTCTGCCAAATTGACATTCTGTTCCTTCGCAAGACGTCTCCGTTGTGGTCGCGCATCCAGGCTACCCTTGTCCAGTAAGATAGTCGGAGACCCGAAACCGTGCAGGAGTGGTTGGCACGTAGAACGGGTCTGTCCATGCGTTGACGAGACACACGGGGAGACCCTCATACAGATGACTCAGGGCATTCCGAAGCACAACCGGAGTCGCACCACAGAGAATCGCTTCATACACCCGATGCGTATCCATCCCCGTTCCTTCTGGACACAGAACGAACTTGGACCGGCAGAGATCGGCATAATACTCGGGCACAGAGACACGCTCTTTGTGGACAACGCGGGGGTCCCCCGTGAAGGCTGCGATGCACTGTCCTCGCTTCTCCCAATTGTGGTGCGGCTTGATATTGAGATACACCTCAATCGTCCGCTCTACGGACTCCGGGCAAAACGTGGAGAGGAACTCAAGCTGATTGTCCGCAAATCCAAGCGGGATGGTTGTCACGCGCGGGTGACGGATGGCCGTATTGATTGCGAAGATGTGATAGACGTGTTTCCGAAGCCGCTGAAGGGACTCTTCTGTGAAGGACCGATCACTATTGTGAACGATCAGGTAGAACCGTTTCATCGCGAGAAAGGGAAATGTCTCGAGGAACGAGTTGATGTAATCTCCGTTGAGGAAGACCCACGCTCCGTCTGGAGCCTCGGTATAGGAAAACCGTCTCCGATCAGGATACCGCGGGTCGTACACCCAATCGCAGCGGTCTGCAAAGCCCTTTCCAGAGATCATTGAACTACGTAGGGAAAATGTGTTCAAATGCCTTCGTAAACTCAGCAAGCGAGATCCAATGGCTTCCCCGAACATCCAGGACGCAGCAAATTTCCTTTCCATCCGTCGTGTTTCCCATTGCATAGAGCTCATCGAGGATACACACCTTCATTCCAGTCAGTTCGCAGAGGACATCGTAGAAGGCCCTCGTGTAGTAGAAATGCCCATGGTCTTTCCAATGCCCCGTTGCAGGATTTGCACTCACGATGAGCAGTGAGGACGACCTATACTTCGTCGTCCAGCAATTGTAGAGGGCCTCCACGCCTGCACGATGTCCCTCGCTATGAACCCACGTATCATTCAGGGGATCCACTGCGAACACCTCCTCCTCGCGCGTATAGGCGCCAACGTGTTCGCTTGTTCCAAAATCCGTCACCAGATCGGCGGGCTCAAGCTGTTGGGGGACACTGAGGTCAAGCCGAAGCGCGCCATTCTCACCATTGAGATCGATACACCGATACATCCACGCTCCCTTCAGACGATAATATCCGTCGGCGTAGGATCCATAGGTCGCAGTCTTGTAGGTTTGATAGAAGACTTGGGCTCCAAGTTCAAGGACGGACTTGACGGGATACCGTTGAAACACCCACTCTAGGAGATAGAGACCGCTGTCGTTGATTCCCATGTATAGGGTTGATACCGGAGTGTCTTGCTAAATTCCTAGGGGTTGTTCCATCCTGTAAAGAACCGATCTGAATCCCGAGGGTCATAGGAATACACCTTGGGATGGAGCGGGACGTTCATCGCGTGCAGGATGAGTTCTGCGCAGGTCTGGTCGTGCCGATGCCCCGTGCACCGTGAATCCTGACTCTCTGTCTTCTCCGTGTTCGTCCACCGACCGACGAAGAGCCCAGCCTCACAGGCTTGCTTCCATCGGTCAAAGAACTCACAGGCCACTGGAGACTTGAAACTGAACCCCAAAAAACAGGCGTAGATTGTGGAGATGGTCATCGCGTCATCGCGAGAGACCCCAAAGGCTGCGAGAGCCCGGTCATTGGCCCATTGGCCGCACATAAACCCGTCCTTCTGCGCATACACCCCGAGCGTTTCAATCCGCTGAATCAACTGGTCCAGTGGGCGGACTGCACGGAGGCAGCTGTCGCACCAGAGGATCGTCGTGTAGCCCAGGCTGCGAGCCTTCTCAACCGCATAGACCTTGAAGGCATACGGGTTCTGGGCATGCGGAGGGCTCCCGAGTTCAGCAGGATCGTGGAAGACGAGTACATCCACATCGGGGCTCCAGCGTTGAAGCGAGGAGACAAGCTTTTGCTCAACACCGATGTACCGTCCACTTGTGAAGGTGACCACCGCAACACGGTCTGCCGTTCGAACGAACCGTCCATTGACCCACCGAATTCTCTGCATAGGGTTGGAACACGCCTACAATGAAACCTCTTTCCACTATAATGGCCACAGTTGTCTCCTTTTGTCTCTACGGCAATGACCCGTATTACACCCACGGTCTCCTTGAAAACATCGCACTGATTGGACATCACTTCCCGAGCTGGAAGGTCTATGTCTACGTCGCTCCGGATGTCTCCGAGTCCATGCTGAATCATCTTGGCGCGTGTTCCTCGGTCGTTCTTCGTCCCACCGGAGTTGAGGGTGCTCCCAACAAGACGATTCGGTTCTTCGCCATTGATGAGCCCGAGGTCGCCCTGATGTTTGTCCGCGATGCCGACAGCCGAATGGGATGGAAGGACCGCTGGGCAATTCGGGAGTTCTTGGCCTCCTCAGCCAGCGTTCATGTCATTCGCGACAACCGGCAGCATGTCGCTCCGATTCCGGGAGGACTCTGGGGGATGCGGACCCAACCAGGACTCTCTCTCCGCGCTCTGTACGAGGCGTATCCGAAGAAGGACATTGAAGACCGATGGAAGTCCGATCAAAACTTTCTGGCAGATGTCCTCTACCCGAAGGTCTACCGGACGGTGCTCGTTCATTTCGGAGCAGGATCCTACAAACCGTATGAAGCCGTCGTGCACTTCCCGTTCGTCTGGGAGGAGGAATCCTACTGCGGTCGGATCTGGGGAGCGACTCCCTACACGGATGTTCCTGAGCCCAAACGGACTGTGCGCGATGTGTTAAACTTTCTGGTGAGAAGGTAAATGGACTCTGAACAATCTGCAGGCGCGCGCAAGGCAATCGGCTCTCGGGCTCAGGTGATGCACAACACCGCCCACCACACCAGTGGCGGTCTCACTCGCCGTGACCTCAAGTACAACAAGTGGGGTCGCATCGTCTCCAAGAAGCGCTCCACCCTCGCCAAGAAGACCCGTCGCCTGGAAAAGGCCGGCTACAAGGCCACCAAGGGCAAGTTTGGCGTGAAGAAGGTCAAGGCCAAGAAGGGCGGCGCTGAGGGTGGTGAGGAGAGTGAGAGCGACCAGGAGTAAACTCTCGGAGAAAGATAATGATTCCGTGGGTCGCACTTCTTGCTGCGACGGCGTGGGTGGATTTCGCCGTCATTGTTCTCTCGAAATTCATCCCCTTGACCTCAGCGCTTCGGACCTGGTATGCGGACTTTGGGATTGCCGCGATTGGAACGGACATTCTCATCATCGTCCTGGG